GATCGTTGTAGTCACTCCAATAAATCTCATATGGTGTACCAAGATAAAATATATGGCCGTCATCATTCTTGTGATGAAAGTGGCCACTAAAGACAGTTTCGAATCTTTTAAATTCTTGTCTATCCCATCCACCTTCGCATACCATATTTCCAGCGTTCATTGCAAACCCATTGATCTCTAGATGTCCCATAAGAATATCTGCATTTGCAGTCTTTAAAATATCTATAGACTTATCATAGTTATTTGCATTAATCCAAGGCATTAGAACTATAGGCATTCCATCGAACTCTACAACCTCTGGTTCTGTATAAACTTTAAACCTATCACCTACAAGCTCATCCATAGAATTTACTTCACTAGTATTCTTATAATAAGTGTCATGATTTCCAACAGTAATATGTAAATCTATATTAAGTTCTTTAAAACGATTTATAAATTTCTTTCTAAAATCAGTAGCGGTCTTATATGAAACGTATTTACGCCTGTCCATAACATCACCCATATGAATACAGGTGGTTATACCCCTCTCTACTAATGTAGGAAAGAATAGTTCATCATAGAATTTAAAGAAGTAGTCGCTAAAGTTTTGATTATCATTTCTGGCACCAAAGTGAGTATCAGTAACTATTGCAATCTTCAACGCTCATCACCTCTTCCAGCTACTTTATCGATATCATCTTCCATGAAGTTTTCTAATCCTTTTTTCTTGACTTCCTTAGACTCTTTTGTTTTAATAATATCTTCTTCTGGTAACATTACATCAGGATCAAAACCTCTAACATTATAACCAGTATCATCACCTTCCATAACAGTCCAAGAAGTGTATTCTCTTTTTTGTATCATTTTATTTCTAACATGAGTTTGTTTTTTCTCTTTTTGGATTCTACGCAAGAAAGCGTAATATATAATTTGTGTAAAATATGCAAAAGGATTAGATGATTTCTCTGGATTAAAATTAGATACATACTGTAAACAATTTTCTATACCATCAGAAATCATTTCATCTCTATATGTATAATTGATAAAGTTGGGCCGATAGGATAAATGAGTTGCAATTTTTACAAAACACTCAGCAATATAATTAGTAACTGGTGGAGTTTCATCTCCATTTTCTTTGTTGAATGTTTTGTGCCATTCAATCATTGCATTAAGAAATTCTTTATTATTTACGTAATGTGGTTTTTTAGATGCTTTGGAAGCCATATTATAATCCTTTCAATATTATATGACTATACATGATCACACCTTAATTGTCAAGGAACCTTTGTTTTTAAAAGGTACTTGACTCATCTTAATATATAGTGTATAAAGGGTATGCCCTTTATGCATAAGACTATTAATGTATTGAATCACTATCTACATTCATACCTTCTAAAAGTTCATCATATATATCTTCATCTGAATAATCATCTAAATCAAATCTATCATCACTTTCAATTTTCATAAGAACATATTCATAATACTTTTGCAGGCCCGGCGATACGTCTGCAACTAAAATTACACTAGAAGTGGGAATATGAAATTGTCTTGTTTCTGTATAGGGGTGTACCCAATGTGACAAATTCAAAGATTCTGTAATTTTATGATCGTTGTTCATTTTCGGGATTATTTGCATCCTTAAAGGGTATACAACTTCGATAAAACTATTAGCTTTATTTGGATTACCATCTTCAATAGAGCAAATAATGTCTTCTCCATTGATAAGCTTTATTAATTTAAAATTGTTAACTTCTTTTGATCTATTAATATCTTCTATCATCTGAGTTTTACCTTACTAATATCGTAATCAAATTGTTCTTCGTTATAGATATTTAGTCTTTCTGTAAAATGGTTAAGAGTAAAGTTCCTTCTTTCATTATAACTAATATCATCTGCAATATCATATATCAAAACGGAATCTTTACTCTCACTTGTGCGGAGCCCTCGTCCAATAGATTGGAGTACCCGAATTTTGGATTTACTTGGACTTGCGAACACGATGTTATGAATGTTCCTAATATTAATACCAGTAGAAAAAGTACCATAGGATGCAATAGTAACAGAATTGGTGTGCGTTTCAACCAGCCCACGAATTGTTTCCCTTTCTTTAGTGTCAACGCCCCCATATACAAAATAAACATTACCATCGTTTCCCAACTTTTCATGTAAGACCTTCCCATGTTTTTCTACCAACTGAAAGAGACATAGAGTATTCCCCCTAAGATGCCGTAGTAAATTGCATAAGAAATCATTTCTTTTTTTGTTGGTAACAATATAGTCCAGTTCTTCAGCATAAGTCATTTTCTCTCTTATATTTGGATGTCTTAATATAAGACATTTTATTTTTAAGTTTGCAAGTGTGTTTTTGTCTATAAGTTCTTTTGTAGTGACAACTTTTTCAGCTGCACCAAATAGACCCTCTAGTACTAATTGATGCGTCTGTGTACCGTCTAGCGTCCCTGTGAGGCCGAATCTATACTTACATTGATGTAACTTAGTCATTATACCAGTAAGTGATTTCGCCTTAAACATATGCGCTTCATCACCAATTACACAACCAAAATCTTCAAAATATTTTTTAGGCATCTTATATAAAGATTGCCATGTAGATATTACAACATCTTTTGTAACTTTACGATCATGTCCCTGATATATTTTTTGACAATACGTACCAGAACTCCAACCATAATCTTCAAAGTCTGTATACATTTGTTCTACTAGTGAAGTAGTAGGAACAAGTATTAAAGTCTTTAATCCCATCATCTGGTAATAACGTACCAGAGAATATATTATTAACGACTTACCAGAAGCAGTAGGGCTAACAAGAAGAGCCCGATTTCTGGATATGGCCAGTTCAAAAGCTTCCACCTGATAGTCTCGAATTTTGAGAGACTTCCCTTGCGATTTCGGTTTGAGACTCTTGATAAATCCTGAAGCACTCTTACCATCCACATGTTTGTCACTTTCTACTCCTTCTTCTAGTATGTAGGAAATTGCGTTACTATCACAAAATTTCTTAATGTATGGTAATAGACCTACATATATCTCACCTGTCGCTGGAGAAAATAATCGTATCTTACCATCCCACATACGATTTTTATACATAGGCATAAACTTTGCGCCTGGTACTTCAAACGTAAAAAAGTCTGAAAGTTCTTGACGATGAGCATCTGAAAGTTCTGAGATAATCAGATATACTTCGTTCTTCTTAGATATTAGCATTTTGTAAGGTATGAGCTTCTCCGTACTCACCTCTCATAATAACATTCCATGATATAGTTATTCTTTCCCCTTTATTACTAGGAACCCAATGTTGCAACCAAGAAGGAAATACTACTCCATGACCCTTCTTAGCATTTACTTGAAACATATTAGAGTTTTGTACTAAATACTTTTCCCTTCTTGGAACTAGTACTTTACACTGTCCTCTGGGATCAAAGAACTGTGTGCCAGAAGTTTTTTCATTTGCAACTAAATAATACACACCAGAGTGTACACTATTTGCATGGGTGTGTGGTGGATGAATACTACCATCATCTTGATAATTTGCCCACATTTGTGTTACTTCTACCTTCTGATATTCATATCCTTCTTGTACAAATATATTAGAGCTCAATGCATGAACAAAATCTGTGAGGTATTTAAACTCAGGTTTTGTGTGTAGATCGTCATCACCTTGATATAAACCAAAGGGTGCATCTTCACCTGTCTGTACATTTTTGTATTTGTTTTCAAACTTATCTGCAATATAATCAATCATATCTTTATGTTGTTGATCTGTAACCTCAGATTCAAACTCGTAGATTGATGTTGGAAATAAATTTGTTTTACTTACATTAACCATTACATCATCCCTGCTTCAAATTTTTTCCATGCGATTGCGTGACTAACATCCCACCCACGATTGTCGATAGATTTGATAACGCCTTCTGTAAACTTTATAACTGTTTTGAGATACTCAATTTTTGCACCAAGTTCTATAACTTCGTCATCAGATGTTATATACATGGTGAGATCAGTTTTTAGTACTTTAAGGTCAAATGGTTTCGCAACATAAACTTTTGCATCAGACTTACCACCATAGTATTCCCATTTGGCTCGATAAAGTTTTTGATAGTCTCCATTATTTTTTACAAGTAAAAGTTCAAAACGAGACTTATAGTCCAACCATTTAGATTTTATTTCTTGGTTGCGATAGGACTCCTGATCTAAATGTTCTTGATCAGTAATAGGTAGGTCTTTGTGTGCTTCTTTTTTCAGTTCTTCTAAATTCATAATTATCTTTCATAGTAAAAAGTTTGAGCAGAGTTTGATTACTCTCTTTTTTTTATATTGACCCTAGTAAGTTGCAACTAGTCGTTACTAGATCATTAAGTCTAAAATTTGATATTGTTATAGCTTATCAAATATCTGCTCAAGTATATTTATAAAGGATTAATAGTGAAGATTTTATATTCGAATGTTGCGCTCATAGTTAAATACTCAACATCAGTTGCGCCCTGATTATAATCTAATGTTCCTAGAGATGTAAGATATAAATCTTGAAAATCTATCTCAACAATAGGATTATTTTTATTTGAAAGGATCATAAGATATCCATCTGAATATAATGCTTTATCAGGAGATGCAGTACCTACTACATCTGTTAAAGGTGTGCCAATAGTTTCTTGTTCAGTGCTATTAGATGTAACATCTCTAAATTGACTAAATTGCGATCTACTTACAGGAAACCCAATTCCCGTCATCCAATTATAAAGTGAGGTATAGTTCTCCAAATATTCATCTACGAGAAATGTAACTTCTAAAGAACCATAAGTTAATTTTTCGCCAGGAACCCTAATATCTTTAAATGGTGTAGCTTGAATAGCAGTACCTAAAGAAACACTAGGCAACGTACATGCAGTTACAAAATATTCAACCTTCGGTAATTGATGTATACCAAATTTAAACTGTGTTGGACTTGAATAGTCTAATTTTGTTGGTTGTCTGTCTAGTGGCCCAGCCATTTTTATCTCCTATTACTATTTAGGTCAAAAAAAAGGGGGAGCAAAATGCTCCCCCCAAGTTTCGTAGTTCCCTTATCTTACATAAGGTTAGTAACTTTAACTCGGCGATACCAAGCGTTTGTGTTTG